GGAAGAAGAGATGGCAAAGGTTTGCTTGTTAGGAACGTTGTTGACTATCAAAGCTGTTGAGCCCGAACCGCTGTCTGTATCTTTGATAGTAGGAATTATGGCCACGAAGATGTGACCACTCGCATGCAAGAAACCTGTGTCGTCGCCGATGAGAGTGTCTTGACGAATTTCAGCTGTAATGTTTTGAACCATCACGCTGGCGAACAAAGTTCGCAAAGTGCTGACTCTCGGAAAATCCGAGAGTTTGATCGACATCTTAAACACGCCTGTTGTAAGAGTAGCACTGTACTCCACGTCGAAAGTGGAAGTAGCTATTTGATCTGCAGTGGGTTGTAGAGTACCTTCAGACATGTTGTCTCTTGAGCCAGTCTAAGTACACTAGCTTGAAAGAGGGAGTGTTGTAGTTGAGTTGAAACACAGAAGCAATGCTTTTGTCAGAAGGTAGATTGCCGGAAGGATCTTTGCCAGGAACGAGGCCGGGAAAATTTTCCCTAAGCCAATTTGCGCGTGCTTGATTTGTCAGAAATTTGTTGACAACAAGTGCGTCTACTCTGCCAAAACAAAGGTAGACGTCTTGCCTGTTCTGAAGTTCACCAATCACAGAATCGAATTGTTCAGAATCAAGCGTCGCAGTCATCTGGTTCTCGCAGTTTATATTCGGTCAGACCGACAACAGCCCACGCATGATCTGCGGACAACCAAACGCCTCGTTTGAGGAAATCGTTCGGTTTGCCGCGTAATCTATGCACGGGAATGTTGTGTTTGACTAGGATGCATTCGATGGTGTTCGCATCTTCACCTTTGACCTGCCTGAAAATTGCTGGATCGCTGGTAAACCAAGAAGTGGCAACCACGGCACAGTTATCTTCAGAATCCGCAACGACCAGCTTGTCGTCGTTCTGCACACTGTCATCAGCAAGCATATCGAAAAAGAGAGACCTGTCCCTGAGAGCATGATATAAATTCAGAGCCGCCAAAGGGAACTCCGGATCGAAATCTCCATAAGCTTGAACAACATAATGTGACATGCGAGCGTAAGAATAGTCTGTCAGATGCACGTAACGATCGTAAAAACTCTCAGCAAGTTGATTCACGCGCTCCAGAGTATCGGATCGTTTGACAAGAATTTTGCTTATCATCCTGACCGGATCAGGAATGATGTCGTCATCTATGAGGAAACGCCCAGCATGGTAAGGAGGTTTGTTGAAATCTTCAGTAAGCTGAGTTGCGCGAACCTCAGGTATCTGGACAGGTAAGAGATCAAAGATTTTGTCGGAAATGAAGTCATCACCTTTCACAACCATAGTGGCATCTGCCAAAGAGTCACCGAAGCGTTCCACCATCACGGTGAGCACTTCTATGATGTTTCTGATGAGAGTAAAAGGGTCTCCCGAGCCCAAGTTGTAACGAGCTTCACCTCTGTAAAGACCTGCATGCATTGAACTATATTCATACTGCCTTGAATGATGCTCGTAAAGTTCACAAAGTTCGTCCGGCACTCCCATGTCAGAAAGCAAGAGTTTGAAAACTCTCAACGTGACTGGTGTGTGGCTAGTATCTTGCCTCTTCACGTCGGCTTGATAGTTTTCCACACCGAAACGTCCAAGAGCACCAATGGTGCGAAGCTCACGAGCTAGTTCTCTGTCGGAAAAACCCGAATCCAGAATCACGCCTCTACGCATTGAAAGTCGCAAATTGCGCAAGAACATCTTACTCCATGGCCCGAACAGTCCATTGAAATCTGCAGGTGAAGCCAAAACGGTTTGCCCATAGTTTTCCTCCAAGGCGAAAGTGCGTTTCAGTTTGACCTTGGTCTGGGTTTTGAGAAAGCCCTGCGACCTGACAGAGTAAGAGCTCAATCCGTATGGATCACTAGTAGAAAATTTGACTGCGAAATCAGTTGTTCTCGAATCAGCCCACTCATCAGGAGAAGGAAAAGTGCTCAAGTGCACTTCACCTTCTTGAATCATAAGCAGGCTCTTGAACCTCTCGTAGAGCAAACTTGCTTGGATGGACACCCGAAACGGGTCTTCATCAATCTGTCTTGGTCGAGCGGTACGCTCGATGACATTCTTCTGATCTAGAAGCTCATCTTTGCTATTCTGTAGCACCGCCAGTCTATCAAGCCCCGTAAAACGAGCATTCAGTTGTTCCCCAGCCCAAGAGTTTGGTCGCCTCACTGTCTT